TCCGGAACTCCGTTCTTTATCCTTTATCTTAAGGAGTGTCGGTTAGCTTTGATCGCGTGGGCTAATCGCTCATCCTACACACCGAACCCCGGTTGTCGGGTACGGTTAGCACCATGTGGCCTCCCAGCTGTAGTCCCTGTAGGGCTGAGACCGAGCGAGCTCGGCTCCGCCTTTGGGAAATTACAGTTCAGAGGACTTCACACGGTATTCAGTATGTATAGAGTCCTAGATTGGAAAGGTGCAACGCCGGATTTCTCCAGCATCACGAACCCATTCGTTGGAGTATCTCAAGTCTTGCCTTTTCCCGAGCTGAAGACGGTTATGGCTCTCTTTTGGGTTCCTGAATGGCTCGCCTTTGCGGGTCATACGGTTCCTTGGGAGAGTACGTCATCAGGGCCTAATCATCCCTGGTCCACCTGGAGTAGCGCGAAGGACACGTTCGCCTGGGCAACATCCCCCATCATAATGATGTGGTTTATTGTTTGGTGCGTGCGGTCCCGACAGTATCTTCTGGCCTTATGGCTATTGGTACTGTCGCATCTAATCCTACCGGTGGCAATCTTCATACTGATTAGAGGGTCCGTCTTTAAGTTAGGTCGCCTTGCGACCCTAGCTAAAGACGGAGGTGGGAAACGGCGGATTGTAGGAGTCGTCGACTTTTGGTCGCAATGGGCATTAAAGCCCCTCCATCAATTCCTGTTTCGCCTTCTAAAGGGGATCCCCCAAGACGGGACTTTTGATCAGATGGCTCCTATCCAGAGCCTTCTTCACTATTCTCGTCTCGGAATACCAATCTTTAGTTTTGACCTCTCTTCTGCGACAGATAGATTACCTGTCGCTTTACAGGAGCAGATTTTAACCATTCTGATCGGACCTTCCGGGGCTAAGGCTTGGCGTAAGTTACTTACGTCGCGCTCTTATTTCCACCCTAAGGTAGGAAACATCAAGTACGCCGTTGGTCAACCAATGGGGGCTCTTTCGTCTTGGGCTATGTTGGCGGTTACGCATCACGTTATCGTGCAGCTAGCCGCTTACCGCACAGGATGGAAGGGGTGGTATCCGTTATACGCCTTGCTTGGAGACGACATTGTCATTCTCCGACAGGACGTAGCTACGGAGTATCTGTCACTCATGCGCTATTTGGGCGTGCCCATTAATATGTCGAAGACTATTCAGTCCTCGACGGGCTTGCTCGAGTTCGCGAAGAGAGTAGTGTCTGCACATCATGGTGACCTTTCGCCGTTATCTGGACGGCTGTTAGTAACAGCTGTCCGATCGCCGGGAGGTTGGCTGGATGTGTGGGTGCATATACTAGACTTTGGTTTTATCCTATTTC